TTATCCTCGATGGAGCACGCGGCGTTTCTGGATGCTTATGCGGCGATCGTCGCCGCGGCGGTGGACAAGCTGCGCCCGGGGCGGTTCGCCTGCTTCGTGGTTGGGGACTTCCGGGACGAGCAGGGCTTTTATCGGAACTTCGTGGCGCACACGATCGCGGCTTTCAAGAACGCCGGCGCTTTCCTTTACAACGAGGCGGTGCTCGTAACCGCCGTTGGGTCGCTACCGATCCGGGTGGGGAAGCAGTTCGGGCAGAACCGCAAGCTGGGCAAGACGCACCAGAATGTGTTAGTTTTCTTCAAGGGGGATCCGAAGCTTATCCGCGCGGAGTTTCCGGAAGTGGCGATGACGTTTCCGGGAGCGGCGACCGCCCCTTCTCCGTGATCCGCATCACCCGGCAGCGGGCCCCCGGGGGGAAGGAGGCCCGGGCCTGGGCCTCGGTGGGATAGACGCGCTGCACGTCTTTCCAAGCGAGCGCGTGGCCGATCCAAACCTGGACCTTGAAGTAGTCTTGAAACCGGCAGGATCCTTTTGACCTCATGGGGTGAATATACTGCCTTCGGGCGGCAACAGCCAGCGATGAAACCTGATAAGAAACCGGCCGAAAAGCCGAAGATTGGACGCGGGGACCGGCCCACGGACGCCGTGATTGACGGACGCACGGCCGAGATGGTGGCGGTGCTATCAACGCGCCCGCACGTCCAGCGCGTGCAGCTACACGTGCAGTTTTGCGAGCGGTGGCGGTGCCATTGGCGGACGGTCGACAGGATCGTGGCTCGCGCGCGGAAAGAGATCTTCGATCGCCTGGGCCGATCGAAGGAGCAGTTCCGGTGCGAGTCGCTTGCGTTCTACGAGGCGATGACGGCGGACCCGAAGGCGAGCGTGGCGGAAAAGACCAAGGCCCGGCAGCGGATCGACGACTTGCTTGGGCTGGACGCGCCGAAGCGATCGGAGCTATCGGGGCCCGACGGCGGCCCCCTGGACGTTGTGCCGGTGGCGTCGGGAACCGTCGTTGTTTACCTCCCCGAGAAGAAGCCGCTGGATAAGAACCTCGAAGCGGGGAAAATGCAGCGTTGAAAACCCCGTCGCAATTCTGGAAAAGCGTTTCGGTGCGGGCCAAAGGCCGCGGCGCCGGGCCCCCTGCAATGGCCGGTTGGAACCGCAAGACGTTCGCGGAGGAGATTCTTTCCAAGCTTGGAACCCTTCCGGACTATCGGCTGGCGCAAGTGGCCGGCTGCACCAAAAAGGCGATTGCGCGGGTGCGGCGCGAGCGCGGGATCAAAAGCTTTGCTAAAATAACCGGCCGCAACGGCCAATTCCAACGCGGCCATTTTCCGGCGCGTTGGCTTGCGAGGGGGGGTGGTTAAAATCCTCAGCGAGTTTCGCCCACAGCCCGGTCCCCAGACGGAGTTCATTTCGTGCAGCGCAGATATTGTGATTTACGGCGGCGCCGCTGGGGGCTAATGGCGGTAAAAGCTTCGGACTTCTGATCGATCCTTTGCGGTGGATCCACAATCCGCAGTTCGGCGCGGTGTTCTTTCGGCGCACGACCGTTCAGCTAAAAAGCATCGGCGGGCTATGGGACGAGTCCGAGAAAATCTATCCGCTGCTGGGCGCGCGCGGATTCCGGCAGGCGCTCGAGTGGCGGTTCCCGAGCGGGGCGAAGATCAAAATGTCGCACATGGAGCACGACAAGAATCGGTTTGACTGGCAAGGAAGCCAGATCGCGTATCTGGCCTGGGACGAGCTCCCGCATTTCACCGCCAATCAGTTTTGGTATTTGGTCGGGCGCAATCGATCGATGTCCGGGGTGCCGGGCCAGATCCGGGCGACGTGCAACCCGGACCCGGACTCCTTCGTGGCGGATTTCATCACGTGGTGGATCAATCAGGAGACGGGCTACGCTTACCCGGAGCGCGGCGGGGTGGTGCGGTGGTTCCTGCGGAGCGGCGACGAGATTGTTTGGGCGGCAACCCGGCGGGAGCTGATGGAGAAGTTCGGGGAAAAGTCCCTGCCGAAGTCGGCCACGTTCATTCCGGCGAGCGTTTACGACAATCGGCTGCTGCTCGATAAGGATCCGGGCTACCTCGCCAACCTGCAGGCGCTGCCTTTGGTCGAGCGCGAGCAGTTGATCAAAGGGAACTGGAAGGTGCGCCCGTCGGCGGGCATGTATTTCAAACGCCACTACTTCGGGATCGTGGACGCCGCCCCCGCGGCGGCCCGGCGGGTGCGCTACTGGGACCGGGCGGCGAGCGAGGCGCGGCCCAACACGGATCCGGACGCCACCGTGGGGTTGCGTTTGTCGCGGGACGCTACGGGGGTGTTTTACGTGGAGGACGTGCAAAAGATGTTCGAAAGCGCGCACCGGGTTGAGCGGGCCATGATCGCGACGGCGGCCCAGGACGGGAAGGCGGTGCTGGTCGGCTATATGCAAGACCCGGGCAGCGCGGGGAAAGGCGAAGCCGAGCAGATGGGCCGGGCTTTGGCGGGCTACGAGTTCAAGTTCGCGCCGGCGACCGGAGACAAGGAGACGCGCGCGAAGCCGGCAAGCAGCCAAGCGGAGGCTGGAAATATAAAGCTCGTGCGCGCCCCGTGGAACGAGGAGTTTCTGCGGGTGCTGGAGAACTTCCCAATGGGGGGCCACGACGACGAGGTTGACGCGCTATCGGGGGCGTTTGAGCTTTTGATCGCGGGGCGCACCGTGATCGTAGCATGAAGAAATTGCTGCACGACGGAAGCCGGGAGGGGGAATGGATCTTTTGGTGTCCGGGCTGCAAGCTGGCCCATTCGTATCTGACGGGGCCGGGGCCGGGCCCGCGGTGGGAGTTCAACGGCGATCACGCCAAGCCAACTTTTACGCCGTCGCTTTTGGTTCGGTGGCCGCCGCTACCTAAGACGTGCCATCTCTTTGTGATCGAAGGCCGGATTTTGTTCTGCGCCGACAGCACGCACGCCCTTGCGGGAACGGCCGTCCCGATGGAACCTTTTGAGCTGTGAGCGCGGCGCATCCAACCCCGGGCGAGTGCAGCGTGCGAACGGTAGTCGCAATCCGCGCCTATCTTGCCCTGCCGCTGGCCGAGCGGGACTCGCCGTCGCGGCGCCACGTGGTGCGCTGGATTGACGACCGGATCGATAGCGGGTGCCAGATCGGGCTGCTGATCCGGCGCGCGGCCCGGTGCCGGTGGTGGACCGACGAGGTGCTGGACCCGGACTTGATCAAGGGTTGGTGGGACGCCTTCTCATTGCGGAACAAGAGCGGAATCTTTCGTCACGCACATCCGGTCTAGCGGGACCGTCGCCTCGCGGCAGCGAAACTTGAACAGGTGCGGTCCGGCCGCCAGATTGAATGTCCGAATCAGCCCGCCGTTCCCGCCGTTGGCGCGCCGCCATTGATAGCTGGGCGAAAGGGTGGCTTCGTTACCGGCGATATCTTCGGCGCTACTATCCACGGCCAGGAAGTAGGAGTCGTGCCCGCCGTCCACGGCTTTTCCGCGCACCCATACCACGTAAACTCCGGCGGCCAGCGTTGCGGAAGCCGTGACGGTGCCGGCATAAGGGGTCGGGCTTTGCACGGCGAATCCGCCCGAGGCGCTGGCGTCGGCCACGGTGATCATGGGCGCGCCCAGATCGGCCTGCTCGAGCTCGGCGTAAACGGTGCTGGCCAGGACGGGCGGGGGCGGATTGGTGACGGGCGGGGGCGGGACGTTGGTCTGGCACGTCAAAACGATCAAGCTCAAGTTGGTGCACGGCGCCGTGTTGCCGCCCCCGGCCGTGATGCCGGTGACATAAAATCCGTAAGACTGCGGCGGGATTGCGCCCAGGGGATAGTTGGTGGTGGCGGTGACGGCCAGGAGCGAGAACGGGCCGGCGTTGGTGCTGCTCCAGAGGCGATAGGAGACAATGCCCGGCGCCGGATTCCACAGCAGATCGGTAGCGGCGGCGCCGAGCGCGGCCAGGAGGAGGGGAAGGAAAATCAATTTCTTCATTTCGCATCCTGGCAGCGGGCGGACGGTAAGCAAGCTTGACGCTATTGGCGTGCGCTACTACAAGCGTTACGCCAAAGAAAAACAGTGCCTTTGGCTATTGGCGTGCCGGTCCGGGATCCACAGCCCGGGCCGGTTTTTTTACGATTGCGATTGACCGCGCTGGGGGGCGAGCTTACAAGCGCCCATGAGATTCTTCCGTCTTCCCTCACTGAAATTCGTCCTTTGCGGTGCGGTCGCTTTGTTTGCGTCCGTGCTGCCGCTGTCCGCCGCGAAGGCTGCCGCCGATATTCCCCCGGTGTGGGGCTACTTTCCGCTTTGGACAAACGCGGTGGCAACCACCGTGCTGGCCACCAACTACTACCACGCCGGGATCGACGTCGATCAAGGCAAGGTTCTGGTGATCTATCCGTCGATCAACACCTCGAGCGCGTCGACGTCGAACGTCGTGTTTGGGTTCCGCACCTCGCTGGACGGCACGCTTTGGACGCCGTCTATTCCTTACACGGCCACGGCAACTTTGACGGGGGCGAGCTCGAACGTAACGGCGTGCGTGGTGGGAACCAACATCCAGGCGCGGTTCATTGCTTGGGATAAGGTGGACAACTCTACGGCGCTGACGACCACCACGATTTACAGCGTGGGCTACGCTTGGCTGCCGGCCGTCGGGAGGTGATTGGTTGATCGAGATCTGGTTCGCCGGCGAGGCACCCCCTCGCCGGTTTTTTGTTTGCGCCTTGTCTATTCGGGCGCGCGGTGACACAACCGCACGATGCTTACTTGGCTGAAATCCCTCCCCGCCCGGCTCGGAGGACTGCGGCGGCGCGGATTCAAGGTCACCCGAATAGAGGATATGTTCGGCGGGATCTTCGCCAACCTTCCCCTGAGCCAGTTCCGAAATTACGAGTCGTATCTTCAAGCCGGCTCCAAACAGATTTGGGCCACGTGGAAGGCGTGCGACATCGTGGGCAAGGTGGCGATGGACACGCCGATGAAAGTGACGCGGGCTGGCGGCGACGGAACGCCCGTGACCAGCGTGCCGGACTTGAGCCGGCTCCTGCTGACGCCCAACGATCAGTGGACCTTTGCCGAGATGCTTTACCTGTTCGTGTTTCACATGAAGCTGACGGGGAACGCCTACTGGGCGAAGGACGAGCCGAACCTTGCGGGCGATCGGCCCCGGCGCTTGTTTCCGCTCAACCCAAAGAACGTGACGATCGTGGTGGACGGGCGCCTGGGAATCACGGGTTACATTTACCGGATCAACGGCGCGACGATTCCCTACGACGTCGAGGAGGTGATTCACTTTCGCAATCCGCACCCCGACAATCCTTACTACGGACTCGGGGACATCGAGGCGGGCCAGGACTTGTTCCAGGAGTTTTTGAACCGGGAGGGTTACTCGTCGCGCTTCTGGCGCAACGGCGCGTCGCCGTCCGGGGTGCTGATTTGCGAGGAGCAAATCACGGACAAAACGGCGTTCGAGGAGGCGAAAGCCAAGTGGCAGGCCCAGTATGGCGGGGTAAAAAACTCGGGCAAAACGGCGTGGCTAACCGGAAAGTGGAGTTATCAAAAGCTGGGCCTGACGATGCTGGAGATGCAGAATATCGACGGCGCCCGGTTCAACATCGAAAACATCTTTCACATGCACGGGGTGCCGCTGTCCGTGGCCGGGATCCGGGAGGCGGCCAACTACGCGACGGCGCAAATTGACGAGCTGATCTTTCGCCGCTACACGGTCAAGCCGCTCTTGAAGCTGTTTACGGACACGCTGCAGTCCGACTTGGTGCTGGGCTTCGGGGCGAACCTGCAACTGCTGGCGGACGTGGCGGGCCTGACGGACTTGAACTCCGTGGTGGCCAACTACGTCCCGCTATTCGATCGCGGCGTTCTTTCGATCAACGAGCTGCGGGTGGCCGCCGGGCTGGCGCCCATCGCGGACGATCCGCTGTTCGATCAGCACTATCTCAACGCCGGGCTCGTGCCCCTCGAGCTGGCCGGGGTGCAGGCGGCCGATCCGAACGCCCAGGCGGCGGCCCGGGGAATCGTGCAGCGGTTCACCGAGGCGTCCTTGGGCAACGGCACGCGGCCGTGACGCAAAAGCTCAATGCCCGGCCGCTGATCCGGATCGTTGGCCGGCGGGAGCTGGTCATCCCGAAGGAGGGGTGGACGGCGGCAAGCTTCCGCGCGCACGGGGGGCCGATGGTGATGACGCTGCATCGGCTGGCGCGGCTGATAACGCGACGGCAGACCGCGGAGATTGCGCGCCGTCTGGCCGCTTTGCTGAACGCGCAGATCGAGCTCGTGATCGAGCGCGTGAAAGCCCGGCACGCGCACCCTTTCCGGCGGGCGGCCAAGGCGGACTTGAACCTGCCCGGGGATCCGCACTTGTGGGCGGAAGTCCTCGAGGAGGTTTTGCGGGAGTTCGATCCAAAGGTGATTGCGCGGGTGATGCCGCCCTTGCAAAGCACTATGGATCAGGGCTACTCGAAAACGTCCCTGCTGCTTGGCCAAGCCGCGGATATCTCGCGCAGCAACACGGCGCTGCAAACCCGCGCGCGGGCGCTGGCGCTAAAGGTGACGCGGATCAGCGAGACGACGCGGGTTCGGCTGGCGAAAGTGATTGCCGACGCGGTGGACGGGGGCCTGACGCTTTTGGAAACGGCGGCCAAGGTGAGCGAGGTGATGCCGCGGATCAACGGGGCGCGGGCGATGACGATCGCGCGCACGGAAACCGGCAACGCTTGGAGCCAGGGGGCGATTCAGTCGTTCAAGGAAAGCCGGACGATCACGCTGGTAAGCGTCATCGGATGCGAGAGCCGGGAAGAAGATCGGTGGGAAACGCCGAGCTACGCGCCGTTCCTGTATCGGGGCGAGTCGACGTGCAACATCGAGGACGTTCCGGTGGCGGATATCGACAAGCTAAATTTCCATCCAAACCACACCGGGACGATGGTGCCGAGCGGATTCACCGAGGATTAAGGATTGCGGAATTGCTGCGGGTGGAACACAACAAGATCGTATGGACACAACCACCGTCACCTCGATCCCCACAAAAAGCTACGTTTACGGGGGCGCCTCCAAGCGCATCGGGCGGTTTGGCTACGTGGTATCGGGCACGACGCTGAAGCTTACGCTGGAGGAGGAAAAGGATGTCCTGGGCAACGAGGACTGGACGTTTGTCGCGGACGTAACGGAGACGGGCGCGGCCGGGGCCGCGGCGCAAATGACGCGGGGCAGCGGGACGTCGTTTGCCGTGGCTACGGGCAGCAAGGCGTTCGCCTTCTCGGTGATCGCGGCCAATATCGGATGGTTCGTTGGGATGCGCCTGCGGGCCGTCTCGGACGCGGCTCCGACCACCAACTACGTTGAGGGCACGGTGACGGCGTTATCCGACTCGGGGGTAACGATCCTGATAGACCGCGCGGTCGGGAGCGGCACCCACACCGACTGGACGATTGGGGTGGCGGGCGACGTAGGTGCAGCAGGTGCAGCCGGGGCAACCGGGGCAGCCGGGGCAACCGGGGCAGCCGGGGCAACCGGGGCAGCCGGGGCAACCGGGGCAGCCGGGGCAACCGGGGCAGCCGGGGCGTCTGGGCTTGTCGGCGTGGCGGATTCATGGGCGCTGGATAAGTTCACGGACTACGCGGACGGGGCTATCTCTGCCCCCTCGCTGGGGTCGGGCTGGGGCGCCGCGGGCGTGGTCACGGGCGGGACAATTTTCACCCGCACGATCAGCGGCGCGCGCTCGGACAAGCGGCTCTCGCTGGTTGGCCCCGGCGAGTTCATTCGCAAGTTTCCGTGGGCCGAAAAGTGGAAGCGTCTGAGGATTGGGATACTGCTGCGGGTAAACGCGGGAGCGACCTTCACGGGCGAGTTTGACGTTGGCGTTTGCTCGGGGAGCACGGCGGGCTTCGGGAGCGCAAGCTGCGCCAACTTCATCGGCGGAACGACCCGCAACGGCAACAGCAACGCCTTTACGTTTGTCACCGGAAGTGACATGAACTATTTCACCCTGACGTTCCGCGGGCACGGAACCAAGCACACCACAACCTTTGTGGACAGCGGCGGGGTAAGCGGCGGGATCGGCATGGCGGCCACGGAGGCTTATCGCACGATCAACGTGGTGGATATCAAGCGGGCCCGGCTCGGGGTTACCTCTAACAGCTACGTCTGCGTCACGGAGGGCAACAGCGCCTCGGTAGGAACGGGCGTTGGCGGGCCGGAAATTGATCCGGATTGGGGCATGCTACTGCAAGCCGTCGCAACCCGGGAGCCGGCGGGGCAGGCCTATTGGGACGGGCTGGGAGGAAGCGGGACCACCATTTCGCACAGC